AGACCCACAACAACAACAACTAAAAAAAATACTGTAATCCCAACTTTTGCATTCTCAATCATTTCATTATGCCTCAAGGCAGCCGCTCTGCGCCTAGCCATCTCAGCTTGCTTAGCCTCTTGTATTCTTTTTGCTCTTTCATCAACTATACCACGCCAAGTGCCATGTCCAAAGCGCATGTCAACCATAGTGGCAATCTCTTGCATCTGCTCTTTTGCGAGCTTAGCGTTTATTACTTCTGTGGCGACTGACTTAACGCCAAATTGATCACCTATACTAACACCGGATTTTTTGCTTCTTTCCTTTTGAACCTGCTTCTCACCCTCAAACAGATTATCTATAAACCCGGCTATATCACCAATATCATTTGCCGTTCCTATGGCGCTTTTTATTCCACTAACAGCACTTTTAAAAAGGGCTATACCAGCTAAGGTCTCTGCGATCATGTCATTTCCTATTCTTGACTGATCTCCCTTTTGTTATAAGCAACGAGCAAGAACTTAATCACGATACCCGCCGCCTGCTTTCTTGTATTGCTGCGCCAGCATTTGCGCCTTTCTAGCTGACCACTGACCCGGAGACCCCCCTTTGCCGCCAGCTTTGATTTTATTAAATAGGCTCTTACGCATGGTTGGCTTAGTGTAGTTTCCAGCCTTATTGACAGTTGATTTTGTCTTGCCTCCAGACTTCATTTCCTTAGCCAAAGGGGCCTTTCTGCTGTAAGACCCCTTGCCCTTCTTTGGTTTTACAACCTTTGGCTTTAGAGCGGGGCTTGCTAAAGTTTTTGCAACAGGGTTTCCCCCACCTTTTAAGGCTACAGGCCGCTTACGCTGACCACACATCATTTTTGCTGCTCGCATGATACCTCTCCTTGACAGCAGTCATCTATAACTTGGTCACACTCTATGCATTGTTCGTGACCGTGAACATAAATTGTCCTTAACCTGTTACCGCACCTTGGGCATCTAGGCCTTGCGGTTAACTTTTCCTGCGGTCTTTGTTCTTTTGTAAGACCTGTTCTTTGAGGCGGAGACAACTTTGAGATTCGACTTTCTATTATCTTTTGGGTTCCCGTTTCTATGAGCGACATCTTTACCATCGCCCTTTTTTACCTTACCAGAGGCAAGCATCTTGCTTCTGGCTGTGTTTCTGCTTGCGCGGCGCTTTTTCTGATCAGTCGTTGACTGATAGTTTTTGTATTCGCCCCTGTAGTTTCTCCTAGTAGAGTTTGCCACGGGTCTTACCACGCTGTGCAATGCCGTCTCTACTCTTCTTAACAGCACCACCTTTTTTCATAGGCGTCATCCCCTGCATTGGCGTTGCGCCCATACCTGAGCCGGATTGTGGGGCGTCAGGCGTTCCAGCAGAAGCTTTTGCTTTCTTTTTTCCGGCCTCAATCATCATTGCTAAGGGGCTTACGTTTTTTAACCCCTTGCCTACAGCACGACCAATCATGCCCTTACCTGTTATAGCTCCAGCTAGCGGGCTAATCGACCCAAGCAACTCACCGCCACCGGCCATTTTTTTAGTTTTTTTCATCCTATTACCCTTCATCTGACTTCCCATAGAAGCCCTAGATATAGTCATTTCATCCACCCAATAAATAAATGAGCCAATGCGCCCACAGCGCCACCTACAGCCATAATTACCCAGAAAGCTCCCTTCCATCTATTAGCCTGAGCTTTTAGATCGGAAACTTCCTCATGAACGTGCCTAACCTCACTAGAAAGCGTCTTTATGCGCTCCTCAAGTCTAGCAAGTGTAACTTCAACCGCTTCAGTCATTAACACTTCCACCTTTTACGGGCTTGTCTTAGACGACTATTAGGATTGGCTGCTGCCTTAGGGAACTTCTTCATTTGACCAGCAGAACGCGCACAGAAAGACTTGCGCCGCTTAGCTGATGCGCTACCGGGCTTTACCTTGCCTGTCACTGCCGTCTTGAGCTTGCTTCCGGGGTTTTTAGCCCTGTAAGCTTTAACCCCTTTAGCGGTCATCCCCGCGCCCTTTTTAGTGGCGCGGAAATTACCAGACTTAACAGACGTTTTTATAGGCGTTTCTTTTTTTCTAGGCACAAAAACATCTCCTAATTTAACCTAAAAGAAGAGTTACCTTACTTCCGCTGCCACTAAGGGCGGCAAAAAACACACCGTCTTTTGCTAAGATACCATCGTCAGGAAGGAACACTTCATTCCATCCAGCGGCAACGGTAATGTCAAGAAGAGTGGTTCCAGTAGCGGTTCCATTCTTCAAGGTCAAAGCAGTGACGGCTGTTCCGTAAACCAAGATGTTTTTGATTCTAGCCCTAGATGTACCAACTAGAGCAGGGGTATCGCCTGTATTAAAGTTATACGCCTTTACATCACCATCAGCCATAATAACCTCCTATTAAGCAAGGTTATTGTTTTGCTGATACAGGATTGTAAAGCGAACAAGGCCTGCGTTTGTGGCAGCAGAAGCGGTCACAGTCAAACGAATGTCTGATGTGCCAGTATCCTGCCAAGCTAATGCAGCGCCAGCTTGTGTTGTTGGGTATTTACGACCAGCGTCTGTTCCAGATGCAAAGGTGTTAAGAATTGTAGCTGCGCCACCTGCTGTGTCTCCAACACTAAGGTTGGTCGTAGCATTTGCGGCTGTAATGATGTCAATCACACAGTCAATAATTTGAGAGTTTGCAGGAATAACAACGTCAGTGACCTGAGCAGCTAAAGCGCCACCTGACAAGTCTGCTGAAAATGTTTGGGCCATAACAACTTGACCGACATTTGCGATATCAGTTCCAACTGTTGTGCCTGTAGTGTTTTTGATTGTTCCGGCCTTAATAGGACCAGAAAAAGTGGTAGTAGCCATGAGGAACTCCTTGTCTAGGCTAATGTCAGCCGCCCTATGCGACTGTCAAGGTTCTTATGAATTATAACAAAAGAAAGGGCGACCCGAAAGCCGCCCAATCAATATTTTACCCAGTACGATTAGGCTCCGGGGGAACCATAAACGCCAAGCGGGTCAGAAACGCCGAAGCTGTAACGCTCACGAGCCTTGTAGCGGACGTTGCCTGTGTCAAAGTCACCATCCATTGATGTTGACATTGCTGTACGGACAAAGTGCTTCATGCCGTTTGGAACATCGGTGGTCAGGAAGAACGCATCGTTGTCAGTCAAGTAGTGATTGACACGATAGCCCTGAGCGATTGAACCATTTGAGCGTAGTGCGTTGATGTCGTTATCGGCTGTGCCGACACGCAAGTCTGTCTGAAGCAGACGTGTTGCAACGAACATCAATGCTGGTGGAACGATGAGCTTCTGTGGGCGAGCAGCAATCAACAGGCCGCGCTCGTCAACGAAAGCAGCAATGTTGATGACCGCATCTTCCAATGAAGTCTCGTTCAGGTCAGCGTTAACCGCAGGACGGTTACCGTTCACACCACCTTGGACGGTTGGGTGAGATGTGTTGAACAGAGTAACACCATCGCCAGACTGGAAAGTGGTGAAACCATTGTTCAGCAAAGAAGCTGCTTTGACTTGCTTTGTGTAAGCCATAGCGCGGGCAAGAGCCTTTGTGTAACGTGCTGAAAGCGCGTCATACAAATTATCTTCCATTGCTTCTTCGGTTACAGAGAAGCCCATTCCCACGGTTTCGTGGTTGTAACGGGCTGTGAAGGATTCTTGAGCTGAATCATATGAAATTGCAGAACCTTCAGGCTTTACTGGTGCAGCACCAAAACCTGACAGTTTTACTTCCTCCTCAAAGCTACGCTCTGAGTTCTCAGTTTCATAGATTTCTGCATGTTCGTTTTCGTACTTTTCGTACTCCATGCCAAACAATGCATTTAGACCCGGCAAAAGCTCCTTTAACAGTTGTGCGCGTGAAATAGCCATCAGTTACACTCCTATGCTGAGCCAGTTGTTGAAGAGTGCTGATGGTAATTAAACTTACACACCAGAATCGGGAATGAAGTACCCTTTTCATCGCCCTGATCTCCACCCAAGTAATCAATAATTCTGATTGGGTTTTGAGCATCAGTGCTAATTTCAGAAATGTCCAAAGCTACACGACTAATGTTTAGTGTGGTATTTGGAGCTGTCTGAATGAAAAGTGTATTCTTGCCATAGACATCGCCAACATTTGTTGGAGCGCCATCCGCTTGGATGGTGAACAACGCGTTAGGGTCGTCTACTACAAACGCCATTGCGTCAGACGCAACAGTGCTAGCAGGCCATTTTTGTGAAAACACTTTTTGACCTGAGTTAGGATCGGTGAATGAACACCCCATGAAAATACCGACCATATCGATGGCGGTAGAATCATCACCTGTAGCGGCCTGCTTTTGAATGGTTGTGGTTGTACCATTATCTACAAGCATGGCGACATCGCCAGTGCAGATATTGGTAGCATAACCTGACAAAATTGGGTACTGGCGGAAAACTTCCAATGAACCAGAATCCAATCTACCAATCGGGCGCAGACCGAAGGGAGCGGCTACTGAAGACATAATCATCTCTCCTTCTAATAAGCCATTGTAAAAACGGTAAGCGCCAAAAGTTATATGTAACTTTCGCTACTTACCAAACGATGTTTTCGTAGACCGTTCTGGATTTAGAACGGGCATACGAGGATCTGATTGACGTAGATAATTGTTATCTACTGAATCAATCTGCTGTGCATTCATCTCATCGTGAGCGTCACGGCGAGATTCCACATATTCGGTTGAGTTCTCGCAAAGTAGCAATCCTCCAACCTCAACATTACCTTGAAATCGAGAGTCGATATCAGGCAACACTTGTAATTCAGGATGGTCCTCTGCCTTGACTGGCGTCCAACCCTCACGAAATTTAGACGAAACATTGGTGTTATCTGCGTTACCCAAAGTTGATGTGCGTATCCAGCGATATTCAACACCATCGCGTGGTACGGGGGTAGGCAGCATGCCCGGTCTTTGCCATGTTTTTTTACGAGCTGTAATTTCACGAGACTCGTTTGAGCGTGGGGTTCTATCAGACATTAGATGCCTCCTTCAAGAGTTGCGCCGCATATTGTTCTGCCGAAAGGCCAAGGCGCTTGGCGAGAGCGACTTGTGTTGAGGTTAATTGCACTCTGCGTGGTTTTTTTGCACTCCGCCCAGCGGGGGCAACCACGGAACCAGTTTGACGAACAGGTGCAGCCTCAACTTGCTGCTCATCAAACTTGTCTGGAAACCGTTGACGCATAGAATCGTCAATACGGTTATAATACTCATCTGCCTGTGATTGTGGATTGATGCCCTGCTTTACCAGAGACTCATGCACACCAAAGGCATATCCTGTCATTTCTGAGTCATTGCCAAACCATTCGTTCTTTGCCGCCCACGCCTTTGTCTTCGCGTCTGGCTCTGGAACCTTTGGCTTTTGCTGCAACTGAACAGGCTCTTCCTGAACTTCTTGCTGCTTTGGCTTATAAGACTCAACTCTAAACTTTTCATTTTGCAGGTTGTTAAGCTGTTCTTGCGCTTCAATAAGCTTATCAGGGTCTCCTACTTCATAGGCCTGTTTATAAGCGGATTTAGCACGTTCAAGTTCAGC